GCTCGTCCGGGAAATAGAGGACGGCGTCGCTGGTTCCGCCGGCGTCAAACGGCGGGTCGAGCGGGGCGAGCGTGAAGTGCTGTTCGATCAGCAGCGAGGCGGCCGAGGCCGCACGCTCGCGGACATAGTCGACGTACTCCTGGGCCGAGTTGACGATCTCCTCATCAACCTCGATCTCATGCTGCTTCGTCTTCACGGTCGCACCGAGAGAGACGGAGCAGTCGCCGTTGCCGCGGAGCGCCTTCTCGGCGACCTCGTGGCAGGCCGTGCCGCGCGCGGCGTGGATGGTCTCCACTTCCGGCTTGGCGATGCGCTCGGCCATCGCAATCGCGCCCGGGCAATTCCAGTTGCGATTGGTGGCCGACGCGCTCCATGTCGCATGTGAGCGCTGTGCGTGCTCAGCCATTGACCGGTTTCCTCTTGTAGGGGTTGACGACGATCATCTCGTCGATCGCCTCGCACGCCTTGGCGTAGTCCTCCGGCGTCGGCGGGATCTCGCTCAGCTTCGTGACGTGATCGCCAAAGACGAGCTGGAGGCACCGCGGCCCGTCCTCCATGACGGCCTCCTGCCCGTACTTGGCCTGATAGGCCAGGAGCCGCTCCCGGACATCATCCTTCGTCTTGGCCGTGTCGGGCTCCTGCGCGGGCTCGGCGGCGGGCTCGGCGGCGGGCGCGTCCTCGTTGATGGCGGCCTCGACCTTCGCGATGGCCTCGGCGAGGGCCTCCTGCGTATCCGGCACGTCGGCCAGCTTGCACCCGAGGATCTCCGCGATGCGCGGCGAGTCCGCCATGCCGAATTTCTTGATGAAGCGGCCGACCGCGTGCCGCAGGTCGTCGAGCGTCAGCTTGCCGTCGGATGCCTTGGCGGCCTCCGCGGCCTCGTCTGCGGCGTCCTGCTCGACGGCGGTCGGGTCGACGCGGTTCTCGGGGCTGGCGGAGATGTTGGGCGTCGGCTCCGCCTTGGCGCGGCGCTTGCGCGGGCTGGCGGCGGGGGCCGGCTTGGCGACCTCGTCGACGGGCGCGGGCGGCGCTTCGGCGGGCTTGTCAAACGGCAGCTCCGGCTCGTCCCGGAGCGAGCGGAGGGTGTCTGCGACCATTTCCGTGACGGCGCCGCTGCCTGTGTCTGCCCCACGCACCGGCGTGCCCGCTTCTTCCTTGCGCACGTAGCCGAGAATCGCCAGTGCGTTGTCGAGATAGATCTTGGCTTCGCCGCTGGCGCTGAACTCGTCGGGAATTTCGATGGATATCTTCAGGGTCATGAAAGCACCTCTCGAATGGCGGACCATTTCCGCATGAGGATCGCCTGGAGGGCCTCGTCGATGCTGCCCTCCAGGGCGGCTACACGCACCCGGACCTGCCGGTCCTGGCCGTGATTGGTTACGCGCAGAGCAGCCTGCGCCATGTCCTTCGGAGTGAACGACGGTTCCACGAATACGAGCTCGGCAGCCGAGCTCAGGTCGATGGCCTCGCCGGCCGCCTGGATCTGGCCGACAAAGACGCGCGTGTCCGGGTCGTTCAGGAACTGCTGCTCGATGGCGCCGCGGGACTTTGCAGGCGTGGAGCCGTCAATGCCGACGACGCCATAGGCGGCGAGGCCGTCGCGCAGCAGATGGATGACGTCAGTGTGCCACGCCATCAGGACGATCTTGTCGAGCCCGCACTCGAATTCTTCGCGGATTGCCTCGACGACGGCCTTCGCCTTGATCTCGCCCGTCAGACGGCGCAGCGAGCCGAGATGCATCTCGAGATCCTTCGTCGTGCCCGCCTCGGCCACCTCGAGGATCTTTCGGTGATCGGCCGACGCTTCGATCTCGGCTCTGACCCGGGCTTTCACCTCGAGCGGCATGAGCTCGTAGACGGGCGCCGAGATGCCCACGTCTTCCTGCGTGCGCCGGAGCATGAAGCCGTCGAGCCGCGCCCGCAGCTCCTCAAGGTTGCGGCCTCCGATTACGACGTCGATGTACCGCGCGTAGGCGCCACGGCCGATCTTCTTCGGCTTGACCTTGCAATACCGCTTCATGAAAGCCGCGTAGCTCGTCACGTCCGGCCAGTCGCCGCTGGCGGCGAGCCGCTCCGGGCACAGCGCTCTCATCATCGGGTAGAGGTCATTCGGCGCGTTCGGGATAGGCGTTCCCGTCAGGCACCACACGCCGTCAGCCCGGCTCGTCAGCCCGCGCCATGCGCCGCGCAGCAGGTCGCCGTAGACTGCTTGCGTGCGCTTCGCCTCGACGTTCTTCGCGTAGTGGCTCTCGTCGAGGATGATCCGGTTCCACCTGCGAGCAAGGAGGCGGCCGAGGCTGTCCTTCGACGCGATCGACGGCCACCCCGCTATCACGACCTGAGCCTTGGGCTCGGCGGCCCCCAGGATCTCGACGGAGCGACCGAGCGTCGACCATTGCGGGAACGCTCGTTTCCATACGGGCCTTCCCGATGCGGTCGTGACGACCAGGATGTTCTCGTCGAGGGTGAGGTCCGCCGCAATGATGCTGGCGCCTGTCTTGCCGACGCGGGGCGCGTCGGCGAGCAGTGCATACTGGCGTTCCGCGAGGAACCTTGCGCCGGAGATCTGTGTCGGTTTGGGGATCATCGGGAACACCAGGGCAGCGATGGCAGCGAGGAAAGGAGGCTGTCGTACACCGCATATTGCGATGTCAGTCGTCAAATCATACACAGTGTACGACAGACGTCAAGATCAGGGAAGATTGTTGCCGCAGGCTGCGTAGCCGGCGATGTCGACCCAGGAATCTTCGTGGTGCGGCTGGTTCTCCAGGCGAGCCAGCTTCATGTCGACCATCATCTGCGCCACATCGTGCGCATCGACGGTCACGTTGACGCCGTACCGGTTCAGGAAGTGGAGCTGCCAGCGGCGTGCGATCCGATTGAAGTTGTCCTCCGGCGAGCCGTAGTTGAGGCCCCGGTCGGCGACCGCGTCGATGGCCTTCTCCAGTGTTTCCCGCTTCGTCGGGCGGCCGCCCGCGCTGCTTTGGTGGAGGCGCTCGTCGTCGGGCGCTCCCTTGCAGAAAACGAGCTTAACGAGGTCAAGAGGCGACGGGTCGTCGTTCGTGTACAAGCGGCCGCTACTGGTGTAATAAACGTCGCTCACGCGCCACGGGAAAACGGGGCCGCCGACGTATTCGGCTGGGCCGACGAGCGCACCGTCCCGCCGGCGGTAGTACGCACCTTGTTTCATCTCGACCGTCATGAAAACACTCCTTCTTCAGTCAGGGGATATACGCGGAGGACGAGCCGTGGCTGGGCGGAGTAGCGTTTCTTGAACGAGCCTTCGACGATCTGGCTGTCGTCCACCCACACAACCATGTTCAGCGCGTCCGCCGCAATCTTGGCGATGTTGTCGAGATCCGGCTTTTTCGTCGGCAGAATCTCGCCAGCGAGGGCCGCCGCGGCGCGTTTCTTCGGCCACGACGCCGCGACCGGAACGTACGCCTCGATGTCGAGGCGTAGTGGTCCAGTTAGGAGCTCCCGGCCCGCCATGGCTTGCTGCCCGGCGAGCGCGAGACGCCCCTCGTAGTTGACCGTCTTCTGCGGGGTGAACAGCCGGCCGGTGGCACGCGATTGCCTCACGCGCTGCTTCCCCATGGGCGGCCCCGCCAGGACGATCTCGATCATGCGTAGATGACCCGAGCAACGGCCTGGTCAGCGAAGCTCAGGATGTCGCCCGCGGATCTGGACAACGCCGGCCATTCCGAGTGCATCCGTATGGCCTCTAGCTCAGCGATTGCTGCGTCGACCGCTTCACGCATCGTCTCCTCATCCGCGCCGAGATCGATGACCGCGGGAACGTCCCTGCGCATGACGGCGCGCACCATTGATGCCGCCCAGAAATAGTTGCGCAGCTCTGCGTCCTTCATTGTTGGCCCCCGTCCATGTATTGAGAAATGCGCACGGGCTCGCCGTGCTCCAGCTCCAAGATGACAAGCAGAACCGGGAGCCACTCCCCCGGGATCGAATCGCGTTGGAGCCATTTTTCAACGCTCGCCTTGCTCGGCGCGTCGAGCCCGTACTTGGCGATCGCAGATATCAAGCCATCAGCGGACTTGAAGTTGTCCCTGAGAAAGCGACGATGCGCGAACATTGGGGTGTCGTCCGTGGCGAGCCGTTGACGCCCCGATAGTGTATGCCGTGGCGACAGGTGTCAAGTGAAATCGTATGACATGTGCATTACGTGATGGCTTGACGTGTACGACGCCGCGTCGTACATACGTAGTACCGAAACCGCCAACACGGAGATGTTAAATGGCTCGCAAAGTCCGCCCCCACCTCGGGGGCGCCGAAACCCAGATCGCGTCGCTTGCGCCCCGCTCGCTCACGAAGCAGGAATTCGGCCGGCGCGTCTACAACCTCATGCTCGGAAAGGGCTGGACGCAGGCGGAGCTTGCCCGCCGCGCCGGCCTCGAGCGGAACCACATCTCGACCTACGTGACTGGCCGCAGTTTCCCGACGCCGGCGAACCTCGAGAAGCTGGCGAACGCGCTCGGCGTGTCGACCACGGCGCTCCTCCCGAACATCGCGGAGGCGGCGATCGAGGCCGACATCCCGGAGCTCGACATCAAGGTGAGCCCAGGCGCGCCCGACAAGGCGTGGCTGAGGATCAACCGGCTCGTCACCCTGTCCACTGCCGTCAAGATCGCCGAGCTGCTCGAAAATGACGACGCTGCTGACAGAACGTGAAGTCGCCGAGCGCCTCCGCTGCTCGACGTCCAGGGTCAAGCGGTTGAGGCTGTCCGGCCGCCTGCCGTTTTACCGTGGGCGTCCGGTGTGCATAGCAGAGAGCGACCTGGAAGCCTATCTGGAGTCGATCAAATGCCCCAATACACCCTCCGCCGGCTCGACGAGCGAGACAAGAACGGCGTCTATTACATCTTCTGGAGCGAGAACCGCCGAAGCAAACGCATCAGCACGCGCGAGAGAGATCTTTCTGCGGCGCAGGCTTTCTTCGCGCAATGGCTCTTGATGGAGCGGGAAGGCGCGGGCGCCTCCACGCTGACGGTTGCTGACCTGTGGAAGGTCTACTTCGAGAAGCATGGCGCTGGCACGGGCAATCCGACGTCCCTCGCCAACGCATGGAAGAACCTGAGCGCGTTCTTTGGCGGCCGACTCGTCGCGGAAGTGACGCCGGCCCTCGTCGACGAATACGTCGCGAGGCGCACGTCCGGGCGGCTCGGCCGCAAGGTAAAGGAGTCGTCCGTGCGGCAAGAGCTGTCCGTCTTGCGCGCTTGCTTCAACTGGTGCGCCCACTCCGGGCGCGGTCTTCTGAGACCGGCCGAGGTGCCGCGTTTTGACCTGCCGAAAGCTAGCCCGCCGCGCGACCGCTGGCTGACGACAGACGAAATCCGGCGCCTGTTCGACGCGGCCGCCAAGATGCGCAAAGGCAGCCGTCTTTCGCGTCTCGAGCGGTTTCTGTGGCTGGCGCTGGAGACGGGCGCCCGCAAGAACGCCATCCTTGGCTTGACGTGGGATCGCGTCGACTTCGACACGGGCGTCATCCACTACCATCGACCCGGCGACCGCGTGACGAAGAAGCGCAAGCCATCCGTGCCGATCTCGGCGGCGCTGGAGCCTGTCCTCCGGCGTATGCACGCGGAGCGCCGTCGGCCGAATGACCCGAACGAGCCTGTCGTTGGCGGGAGCGACGTCTGGCGTGCTCTCGTGGCGGCTGCCGCAAAAGCCGGAGTGCCGGGCGTGTCGCCGCACGTCTTGCGCCACACGGCGGCCACCCACATGGCGCGCCGCGGCGTCCCGCTGTGGAAGATCGCCAAGGTGCTCGGCAACACGACAGCGATGGTCGAGCAGGTCTACGCCAAGCACTGCCCGGACGACCTTCGCGAGGCCGTCAACACGATATCCGGGGGCTTTCTGGAGGCCGCCGAGTGATGGGCACGCTTGAGCACGTGCGCCCAATTTGGTGACGGATTTTGGCATACACCAGCCGACACTGACCAGACACGAACCGCAAGAACGCCAGTGCTGGTAAGCAAAACCGGCGAGTTACAAAAAGATACAACTCTGCGCCAATATTTTCTGCAATAATCGCAGGAGCGTAAACGCCCTAAGCTAAGCCTCTAGACACGTCAATAGCTTAGGCTGTATTTTCCACTGTATCGCGTTGGCGTTGAACACGGTCTTGGGCACTCTTTTGCGCACTCACAGGAGCACGTCATGGGTAGCATTTTCTGGGACTGCATCTTTCCTGTCGGCAGCATGGTCGCTATCGGCTGGTACGCAGCGAACAACATTGAGACGCTGCGCGCATGGTGGCAGAGCGCGCAGGCGTTCCTCGGCGTCTAGCCGAATTGCCGCCCGAGCGTCGCGTAGAGCGCGGCCTTGCGCTGCGCTTCGGCCGCCTTGCGCTCTTCCTCGGCCTGCTGCTGTTGCCGCAGTGGTGCCGTGAACAGGTCCGCTAGCTCTGACGCGACAACGAGCGCCTCCGGCGTGACCGGAACGGGAGTCAGGGCCGGGTTCGCAAAGGACTGCGCCATAGTCGTCGGCTGCGCGGGGCCGCCGGCCTCCGTGGGGAGCACCTTTGGTGCGCCGCGCGCCCCTGCGAGCTCAACGTGCCATGCCTCGTTCTTGAGCGGGAACGTGAGCCCGAACTGACCGGCCTGCTTGTGCGCCCACTCGCGCGCCGCTGGCGTCGCGAAGTGCAAGTCAACTGCGAAGCCGTGGTTGTGCTGCGACCGCCCAGGCGGCGCCACCCACTTGCGAGCGGCCTCCGGCGAGCCGTACTTCGCAAGCGCCTGGTCCCATAGCTGCGCCTGCCGCTCCGGCGACCTGTAGCCAGAGGAGATGCGCAGGCCGGCCTGTATTTCTGGCGGCGCGGCCTGAAACATCTGCGCCAGCGCCGACACGAACTGCGGGTTTAGGCCGGTGAAGCTGTCCGGGCGGGTCGCCCCGCCTACGGCAAACTGTCGCAGCAGGTCAGCGGCCATCGCCCGTCCTCCGCGGTCTCACGGTAATCGTCATCGGCTCCGGGGGCTCCGTGACTGCGTCCATGACCGGGTCGTCGTTCAGCGCTTCGTCGATGACATTGAGCACCTGCGTGGCACGGACGCCGTACTTCTGGAGGATCATCCGCCGCTTCGCTGCCCACGTCGCCGGGTTGTATTCCTCAAGGAGGTCGGCCGCCAGCCCCGGATTGTTAACGACGGCCGCCGTAAGCGTGTCGATCGCGCGCGACTGTACCTGCGCCGACTTGCGGCGCAGGTACGTTGACGTGACGTCAATGATGGCGATCGGAAGCGACATCTGGTTTCGGCTGACGCTTCGCCCACGGCTGGCGAGCGACGCCGGGGTGAGCGCCGGGTCGAACCTGCCGTATATTGTCTGCGCGGTGCCGGAAGCGTTTGGCGCGCGAGCGCGTACGCTGCCCTCAGCGCCGGCCAGCGCGCTGACGACCTGTTTGATGGCCGCCAGGTCTTCCGGATTGTCTTTCCACAGCTCCTCGGCCACCGCGGCAACCTTCGGGTCGTCGAACAGACCCTTCAGTTTGCGCGGGTTCCAGCGCTCTTGTCCCGCCATGTCAGGAGCGGAGAACTTCTGACGTTTCACGACCTCCCACAGGGCGCTACGTGCGTTGCGCCGGGCCTCCGGTGAATTGCCGGCCGCCTCGAGAAGCTCACGTACTGCGTCCCTCGGCTTCGCGCTCGACATGATGGCACGAACCGCGTCGACCGTCGCCTCGTCGCCGTACTTGAGGTATGTGGCCTGCGCTGTGCGCCCTGGCGTCGTCAGGTCGCGGCGCGTCGTTTCGGCGGCCCTGCTCGCCGCTCGTGCGGCCTCGCTCGCCTCCGCGGCCGCCTCCAGCTTCTGGCGCAGCTCGGGAAACTCGCTGAGGAAGATGTTGCGCTCGCCGAGGTACTTGCGCAGGGCGTCCGGTCGATCCAGCAGCCCGGAGCGCTGCACGTCCGCTAGCACCTCGTCCGCAAGCGCGTTCCGCAGGCGCGGGTCGTTTCCCGCTTCGCGCATGGCCGCCCGGAAGTCGTTAATGCGGCCCTGGTCCGTCTGGACGAACTGCGGCGTGACAGCGCTATCGTCGAGTGCGTAGCCTCCGCCCTCGCGCTGCTGGAGCGTGCGCTGGATGGCCGTTCCGGGCCGCTCGAAGCGGTCGGCGACGTCGCGGCGAACCGCGTTCGCGGCCTGGTACGCTTCGCGAAGCTCCGGCGGCATGTTCTGCTCGAGGAACTCGTCGATCGTACCGCGGAACTGTCGCGCGACGCGCGCCCTCTGCGCCTCGCCGGCGGCCTCCGCCGTCCGTATGTCGTCGCTGAGGCCGCTGCGCAGGGCTGTGACTTCGCGCAGGGGAGCCTGTTCGGCCTCGCCGAGCCGCGCGGCGACGTTCACCTCTGAGGGCAGAAACCGCGCCTGGTCGTTGAGCGGCAGGCGCTGCTGGACCTCGGCGAAGCCCTCCGCGAGCGGTCTTACGCTGATCGGGAACTGCGCTTCATCGATCGGCGCGAACGCCTGCCGGATGCGCTCGCGCTCGGCCGCGTAGACGTCGGCCAGCGCTGAGCGTGCGCTCGAGCCGCGCGCCGTCGCGTCGGCGAGCACCGGGCGGGCGGCAAGCGCGGCTTCCTCGAAGCGCCTGCGCTGCTGCTCTGCGGCGCGTTCAGCCTCCGCGATGCGCGCGTCACGGTTCGCCTCGAGCGCGGCGCGGAACTGCGCCGGGTCGCCACCGGGGTCCAGCTCGTTCATGCGCCGATCGACGGCTGCGTTGTTTGCGACGCGCCGGACGTTGGCTGCGCCTGGAAGCAGCGTGTCCGCGTTGTACGCCAGCGTGTAGAGGCCGGGGTCTTGCGTTCGGTCGCCGATGTTCGCCTGGTAGCCGGGGACCGCTTCTTCGATCGGCGCGGGCCGACGCAACTTCGTGACTAGGGGCGTTGTGTCGACCGTCTCGCCGCGAGCGATAGGCCCCGCCATATCCGACGAGTGCGAGATGATGCGCGCGGCGACTTCCTCGCCCGCGACGTCGTCCATGAACCGAGGGTCGCCCGTTACAGCTCCGGCGACGTTCTTGGCCGCGCCGCCGAGACGCCCGACAGCCGCCGTACCGGCCACGCCCGCCATAGAGCCCAGGAAGTCCGACCAGAAGTTATCGCCGTGCTGCGGGTTCCCGGCCGCCTCGTTCGCTAAGCCCGCGCCGATACCCGCCCCGCCCGCATAGCGCATCTCCCTTCCGGCGAGGCCGACGGGGTTGGTGGCGCCCGCCTCGAACGCCTGCCCGGCTAGCCCTTGCACGGTCCCTCGCTTCTGCAAGGCCCTCGCGCCCTGGACCCCCAGACGCGCGCCGCCGACAATCGCGCCGCCAACCGGAAGTAGGCCGGCTCCGATCTCATACCCGGTTCGTCCGGCCACGCGCTGGAAAGCGTCTTGCGGGGTCGGCCCTTCGGCCGCGCGCTGCGTGTCGGCTCCGACGACAGCGGCCGTTGCCTGTGCCGGAGCTCCGAGCGCCTTGTCGATCATGGCGGAGCCGAGGAACGGCTCCTCGCTGACTGGAACACCGAGAGCGCCGAGCCCCGCGTTGACCGCGTCGACCGGAAGACCGAGCACCGCAGACAAGCCGCGCCGCATGTTACGGAGGACGATGGCGCCCGTGTCGTCTGCGTAGTCGAGCCCCCGCTGCCACGCAGGCGTTTGCGGCGCCTGCGTGGCCTGCGTCGCGCTCTCGCCACCGGACGACGGAGGGTAGGCGGACAGGATCTCCGCCACCTCCTCGTCGGTCGCGTCGTCCGGCACTTCGATCAGCCGGCCCTCGAACTGGATGACGCGCGGCATTACTGAACCCTCCGCAGCTTGCCGTCAGGCCCGCGTTCCCACCTTTCCTGCGAGCTCCCGGCTTGCGGCATGGGCGAGGGTTCGATCGGGGCGATAAGCGGCGATTGTAACGCGTCCACGCCACCCGCAAGCGTCCGGCGGAGCAATTCCTCCCGACGCTGAATGCTCTTGAGCGCTTCGTCGATGCGCGCGAGTGCGTCGGGCTGGTTCGCCGTGAGACCTTCCAGCCCAAGCGCTCTCTTGGCGGTGCGGAGCATCTCGTTCGACAGGCGTTCGCCCGTGAGCGTCTTCGCGTACTGGAAGGCGAGGATGTTCGACAGCATTTCGATCGCGGGGATATTCTTGTCGAAATTCTCCAAGAGCCCGCGATCCATGGCGTTCTGCTCGATGGTGCGCATGATATTGTCGACCTCGCCCCCGGCCCACGCGCCGAGCTCGCGCCCCGTCTGAATGAGGTTCTGCGCGGTTCCGCGGAGCGCGCCGACGACGCCCTGCGACGCCGGCGACTGAGCAATGAGCTCGCGCAGGCGCAGGGCCGTGTCCTTGGTCTGCCCCAAAGCGAGCAGCTCCCGCTGCATTTGGCTGAGAATCGGCGGGGTGAGGCCGACGTCAGACGCTGTACCCTGCGGCTTCGGAACGTCAAAGATCTGCACGTCCGCCGGCAGGTCGGCTCCCGTCTGTGCGTGGCGCCATCTGCCGTCCGGCCCTTGCACAGCCGGCACGCGCGTGGTGCCATCGGGCATGACCGCGATCGCGTTGGTGTATTTCGGCGCCTTGTCCGGCGCGATGTATGGCTCCGCACCGAGAGCCTCGAGGCGCGTTGCGTTGACCGGCCTGCCGTCGCGGACAATCTGCTCGATCGGCGTGCTGCCAAAGACAATCGCCTGCTGCTGCTCAACCGGCATTTGTCCGTACACCTGCGCCTTCATCTCGTCCAACGTCGCGGGCTTGGCCGGCCCGGCAACCGGCTCGTCCCGCCCCGGGATGATGTACGACTTGCCTTGGTCGAGCTCGACCACGCCGACTTGCTGCGGCGGCAGTCCGAACAGGTCCGCGATGCCCGGAGGAACGAAACGTGTCTGCCCCGTACCAACCGGCGCCAGCAGCGTTCGCTCCGTCTCCCCCCGCTGCTGAAGGCGGGTCTGTTCGAGCGCTCGCGCATTGTCGGCCGCGTTGTTCGCGCGAAGCGTCGCGTTGCTCTGGTCGACGGAGTAGAAGCTCTGGTTCGGATTGAAGCGGCCGACCGCAATGCCGTAGCGGTCGATCGTCGAGCGATCCGTATTCGGGTCGGTGACGACCTTGAACATCTCGGCGAGCTGCGCCGCCTCCTGCTCCTTGGCGCGAGCAGCCGCCCAGCCCGCCGCGTCCGCGCCGCTCGGCGGGGCGAACAGCTGCGAGAGGCTGGCGACGGCCGCGCCGATGGCGGGGTTGTTGTAGTAGCCGTTGCGCCGGACAGCCATTGGCGGACCTCAATACAGCGAGAACGGATTGAGCGCGCCGCCCCCGGTTTTGGAAGCCGTCGAGCCCGTCGAGGTGATAGGCGAATAGGTGCCGCGGCTGAGTCCCGCCTTCACGCCGAGCGAGCCCGCAGCGCCGAGAAGGTCGGCAAGCAGTTTCGCGCCGCCCGCCGAACTGTTGGCTGCCTCCAGCGCCGAGCCTGCGAGCTCGGCCGAGGCGCGCTTGAAGCCGCCAATCGTGCCGAGCTGCGCGGCGTCACGGGCCTGGAGCCGGCCG